TTGCTTTGTCTACCGTTCTTGCATGGGCATCTTGTTCTCTTATTAGGTCAAGACGGCTACTTGCAATAATATCACTTGTGTATCTTATACAGTAATTACTTTGATCAAGAGTCATTTTACGAGACTGTTTTAAATCCCCTCCCATAAAAAGCAGGGCAGTTGCAAGGATTACAATGAGGGTAGACTGTACCCACATTATGCTTTTAAGTTTAAAACTCATACTATTCTATTATAGCCTAATGTTAACAAAAGGGCAACTGCTAATTTGATTTATATCTAGAAGTATGATAGCCTTTATATATGGAAAAATTATTAAAAGACTTAATAGATGCCGTCAAACAACAAACAAGGGCCAATCAAGACGCCATCCTTGGTACTTCTTGGAGAAGCGAAACCGTCTCTTCTACGGTTCTAAAAAGAGAACTTGAGAGATCTGCAGACTATGCTGAACAGCATATGCAAGACGCCACTTACATAACTTCTGGATATGGACTTGCAATTTTTGATTCTGTAAAAAGTCAAAATATTTTAGATGGCCATATGGCAGAATTTGGTGTATACAAAGGGGAGTCTATAAATCATTTAGCATCAATTTTTAATGATAAAACCGTTTGGGGCTTTGATTCTTTTTGGGGTCTTGAAGAAAACTTTTCTATAGATTTTTTTAAAGGTGGATTCAGTTTAAACGGAATCCCACCAATGGTAAGAAAAAATGTGTCATTGGTTAAAGGGTCTTTTTCAAATAGCCTACCACTTTGGTTAGTAGAAAACCCAGGAATATTTTCATTTATACACATAGACTGCGATACTTATACATCTGCTAAAACCGTACTTGATCTTTTAGGACCAACAAGGATTGTTCCTGGTACGCTTATTGTTTTTGATGAATATTTTGGTTTTGCTGGTTGGAAAAATCATGAATTTAAAGCGTGGCAAGAATATTGTTATAAAAATCATACGAAATATAAATATATTGCCATAAGTGGAACCCAAGTTTTAGTACAAATTCTATAAAAATGTTTACAAAAAGTCTAAAACATGATATACTGAAAGGATGAATCTAACATCTGCTGCACAATTAAAAATTTCAAAACTTATAAAACAAGAACAAATTGCTTTACCAAATAACAAATTATTTTTAAGAATTGCAGTTCAACCTGGGGGTTGCTCTGGTTTAAGATATCAAACTTTTTTTGATTATGAAGAAAAGGAAGGGGATGAAAAAATTTTGTTTTCAGATTTTTATGTAAATATAGACAAAATGTCTGTTCCATATCTTCAAGGGGCTACACTTGATTTTGTTGACACAATTGAAAAGCAAGGTTTTACGATTGATAATCCAAATGCCCAAGGCTCTTGTGCTTGTGGCGATTCATTTAACTAGGTGGGTGATTTAAAATGTTTAATAAAAACAAAACAAATATTTTTAAGTTTGCAAAAGGTAGTCCAGATTATTTAAATATTGTACCAATAAAGAATGTTATTCCTAAGTGGTATAAAGATATACCAGCAAAAAACTCTAACGTAAATCCATTTATGCAACAAACTGGAAAAATTTGTGTACCGTTTTTAGATGCCTTTACCACTGGATATACAATGTTGCTACCAGTTGACATATTTGCAACTCCAATGCCACAAGGAGGACTGTCATTTAAAACTCCTTCTAATAAAAACATTATTAACGAAAGACATCCCGAACAGATGCCAATGCCAATTCCAAACGAATATCATAAAAATCATTATATTTGGCAAATTCCAAATGCATTTGAGGCACCACCTGGCTATAGCACTGTTGTAATGCATCCATTAAATAGATTTGATTTACCATTTTATACTCTTGGTGGAGTTGTTGATGATTTTAAAATGCCTGCTGGTGGATCATTACCAGTTTTTTTTAAAAAAGGTTTTTCAGGTCTTTTACCAGCAGGTACTCCAATTGCACAAATACTTTTATTTAAACGTGAAAACTGGATTGCCAAAGAAATTCCAGAATTAAAGGAAGAGGCAGATCTTGTTGGTCAAAAATCAAGAAATGTAATGTCTGGTTATTACAAAAAAATGTTTTGGAGGAAAAAAAATTATGAATAATAGATTTAGAAAAAAACCAATTTTGCAATATGAGTCTCGCTTACCAACCTATCCAAATACAATAACTTCGGCAAAAAATCATATTCCAGATTGGTATAAAAAAATACCACAATGGGAAAATAACGAATTTTTTAATATAGATCGTGGTATAAAAAGAACAGTAAAACTTTGTGTTCCGTTTTTAGAGGCATTTACTGCAGGATATATGATTACACTTCCGTACGACTTACACATTAAAATACAAAATGGAAAACCATTAATAGTTTGGCCAGGAGCAGTTATAAATGCCCCAGGAGTAAGGGACAACGTAGCACATGAAAAATTAGTTCCTTTTGGACACTATGGGATAGAGTTTACTTGGAACTATTGCGTAGCCTATACAATTCCAAAAGGATATAGCGCAATCGTTACCCATCCGCTTAACAGACACGATCTTCCCTTTACAACAATAACTGGAGTTGTTGATGGTGGAATAGTTATGTATGCTCATGGCAAACTTCCTTTTTATATTAAAAAAGATTTTGAAGGGTTAATTCCACAAGGAACTCCTATTGCCCAAATAATTCCGTTTCGTCAAGAAGACTGGGACTCTAAAAAAACAGATGGTTTACTTGCAATGGGTGACCTACATAATGAACATACTGGAATGGTATTTAAAGGTTGGTATAAGAATGCATTTTGGAAAAAAAAGAAATATGATTAATGTCCTTTGTTTTAGTTGTGGATCTATGTTTACAGTGCCAAGTGTGATAAATTATCCTACAAAACACTGTCCTACCTGTAAAGACAAACTTAAATGAGAAAACAAAAAGAGTTTAAAGAAGTTGTTGATCCAATAGATTTAATCGTGCACACTAAATCGCCTGAAAAATGGATGCTCATAGACAAAGAAACTGGAGAAATATATCAGGGAAATGCTGGAGGATACTGGGATAGGCTTGATCCAGTTTTTAAAAATAAATTATAACTTTACAAAACAGATTGGATAAGATATACTAATAATATGAAAAAAATAACTATAGCAACAATACTCTTAACATTATTAATTCCTGTGTCTTCGGCCCAGGCTTCAACAAAATCTATAAATAATAAAAATAATAAAAATTCTTGCAAATTTATTAAAATAAACTATGAATCTGAAGTTATGCTTAATTGGGCTATTGGCAAGGCAAGCGATGATGATATGTCAAAAGAAATTGGTCAAAACATAACAATGTTATCTAAAAGAGTAAAACTTACAAACGGATCAATAAACACTGCTGTAAAATCTTGGATTATTGCAGAAAAAAATACTCAAATAGCGTTATCAAATAGAGATATTGAAGCAGTTGAAAAGGCAATGGACCTAAAGATTTCTTCTGTCACAAAATTTGATAAACTATGTAAATCTATAAAGGCTTAGTGTTTTACCTAAACACTAGTAGCCAAGTTGGTTAAGGCCCCGAACTCATAATTCGGATATCGTAGGTTCAAGTCCTACCTAGTGTACTATTGGTCTGTAACTCAGTTGGTAGAGTGGCGAACTGTTAATTCGCAAGTCGTAGGTCCGAGTCCTACCAGACCAGCAAACCCATATAGCCCAGCGGTAGAGGCAGTGGACTTAAAATTCACAAAGCGTTGGTTCAAATCCAACTGTGGGTACCAAGGGATTGAAGCATTAAAGTGATGCTCAGGACTTTTAATCCTGAGAAGAAGGAGCGTTACCTTCCAGTCCTACGTATCTGATATGATATACATATGTTCTGTGAATATTGTGGGGGTAGATTAATAAATGAAGATTGTGGAAACTGTTTTAAAAATAATAACGCCATAAGAGAGTTTGAGGAAGAAGATGACTAACTGGACTGATGAACTTAACGACAAACAAAAAGAAGATGTGTGGAACTTTATTGTTTTTACTGTTAAAGAAATAAGAGAGCAAATTGCTAAAGACATTGAAGCGACTATTCCGCTTTGGAAAGAAAAAGGATTATTAAAGTCTCGTAGAACACAAAAAGCATTTGAGGCTTCTGCTGCTATTGCTAGAGGACAGAACGAACAGATAAATGGCTAATATAGTTTTTCTTGGCAACTTTGAGGTACCTTATAGCAGTGAGAATCATCATGCTAAGTCTTTGGAATCTATTGGACATACCGTTGAAAAATTACAGGAAAAAAAAGCGGGTAGTTCAGAAATATTAATGAAGGCATTAAAATCTGACTTATTTATCTGGGTTCATACACATAGATGGCAGACTCCAGGATCTAGATCTATGACTGATGTGTTAAAAGAATTAAAGGCTGCTGGCATACCAACTATGACCTATCACTTAGATTTGTGGTTTGGAATTGAACGTGAAAAAGATTTAAAAAATGATGATTTTTACACAAACATTGGTCATTTCTTTGCTACAGATAAATTAATGTGTGATTGGTTTAATGAAAACACACAGGTTAAAGGACATTTTCTACCTGCTGGAGTATATGATAAAGAATGTTATATTCATGCAGATTATGATTCATATAATTTTGAAAACGACATTATATTTGTTGGTAGTAGGGGATATCACCCAGAACATAAATACCGTCCAGAGTTAATAGACTTTTTAAGAAAGACCTACGGCAAAAGATTCTTACACGTTGGTGGAGATGGTGATACTGGAACTGTGCGTGGAGATGCGTTAAACCGTATCTATGCTAAAAGCAAGGTAGCCATAGGTGATAGTTTAAACATTAACTTTAACTATCCTTACTACACTAGTGATAGGTTGTTTGAGAGCACTGGTCGTGGTGGTTTTACTATCTACCCTCGTATTAAAGGGCTTGAGGAATACTTTAAAGATGAAAACGAAATTATATTTTATGAACATGGTAATCTTGAAGATCTAAAAAATAAAATAGATAAGTATTTATTAGATGGGGTATCAAGAGAAGCAATTAGGCTGAATGGACATGAAAGAACAAAAAAAGAACATACATATGTCCATAGATGGACAAGCATATTAGAAACTCTAAACATAAAATGAAATATTTAGTTACTGGCGGTGCTGGTTTTATTGGATCAAATCTTGTTGATAAGTTAATTAGTCTTGGTCATGATGTTGTTTGTATTGATGATGAGTCTGCAGAGTGTCATGAGCAGTTTTATTGGAATGATAAAGCACAAAACTATAAATATGATATTTGCGATTATGATTTAATTGCCCCACTATTTAAAGACATTGACTGTGTTTTTCATGTTGCATCTGATGCAAGAATACAGCCAGCAATATTAAATCCTAAAAAATCTATTCACTCAAATGCAGTAGGAACAGCGAACGTTCTTGAACTTTGTAGGGTAAACAAAGTAGATAGGCTAATTTATTCAAGCACATCCTCTGCTTATGGTAAGAAAGCAATTCTTCCAAACCAAGAAACACAATCCCCTGATCCACTAACTCCATACTCTGCTGCTAAAGTTTTTGGTGAAAACCTTGCAAGAGTTTATTATAATCTTTACGGATTAAAAACAATATCCCTTAGATACTTCAATGTGTATGGAGATAGACAACCATTAAAAGGTCAATACGCACCAGTAATAGGACTATTTTTAAAACAATATCATGAGTCAAAACCATTGACAGTAGTTGGAGATGGATCTCAGCGTAGAGATTTTACTAATGTTTCAGATGTAGTACAGGCAAACATACTTGCATCTAAAGTAGATTATGGATTTGGAGAAATGTATAACATAGGATATGGAAGTAATTATTCTATACTTGAGATTGCTAATATGATATCAAATGATATTAAATTTATCCCGCCAAGAATTGGTGAAGTGCAAGAAACCCTTGCGTCTAATACAAAGTTTAAAGATTTAACTGGATGGATGCCAAAGGTATCACTAATAGAATGGTTACAGAAATGACCGAAATGAGAAAAGTAACGATAAATGGTGACTTTGAAATTACATTGCCAGAACATCGTGCAGCACGTCCTGATTGGTATCAACCCCATGGTTGGGAAAAGCCAAGGCTAAAACATATGTCAGAAAACATTTCATCTGGAGATGTTATGTATTATGTTGGTGCAGAAGAAGGAGAGATGCCTGCTTTGTGTCAAATGTGGGGATCAGAAGTTGTTTTATTTGAACCTAATCCAAAGGTTTGGTCACACTTTCCATTGCTTTGGAGTGCTAATAATTTAGAAATGCCTCTTGCCTGCATACCTGGTTTTGCATCAGATAAAGACAATAAACTTGCACGTATTTATTATGGTGAGTTTCCACCAGAAGCAAATGCCCCAATAGAAGCAGCCCACGGATTTAAAGAACTTCAGTATGAAGCAGATAAGTATGGTCAGACAAAGATTGATACTCTTGTTTATGAAAAAGGAATGAAGCCACCAACAGCAATATCCCTTGATGTTGAGGGTAGTGAATGGAGGGTCCTAGGAGGGGCTGAGAGGGTCCTTAGAGAGCATAGACCTAAGATTTGGCTATCTGGACACCCAGAATTTATGATGATGTATTGGAAAGAATATCTGTATGATTTAAGACAGTTTATTAAAGGTATTGGCTACAAAGAAACCTTGCTTGACTATCAGCATGAGGTACACTTATTTTATGAACGATCTTAAGGCATATCTCTACTCAGTTAAACAAGAAGATTGTGCTGCTGATAAATGGGATTACGGCTTATTAAAACAATTTTTTAATAAAAATAATATTAAACCAGATAAGGTAACAACCTTGCCTAACACAGATAGAGCCTTTGTTGTTATTCCTGGACCCCAAAATGTAGATTATGAAGATCAAATATCTAAAGAGTTAAATAAAATAGGCAGGGTAGTTTTATTTATTACTGGAGATGAAAGCGCTACCTTTAAAGTTGATAAGATAGAACATAATAATATTGAGATTTGGATTCAATACCCGCACAGAAAACATTCACAATACAATAAGTTAGCACTAGGTGTGCCACAACACCTATCAAATAATTTGCCAGAGTATCAAGATAAATCTTATGATGTATTTTTTTCAGGACAAATAACCCATCAAAGAAGGCAAGAACTCGCAACGGTTATGCCTGAAATACCAAATTCTTTTTATAATCCAACTAATGGGTTTGCAGAAGGATTAAAACCAAAAGAATATTATGACAAAATGTTTATGTCAAAAATTGTTCCTTGCCCTAGCGGAGCAATGGTTGTTGATTCGTTTAGATTTTATGAAGCAATTGAAATGCTTTGCTTACCTATAGGAGATAAGTTAAACTCAAAAATGAAAAACACAGACTTTTTTAATTTTTTATTTGAAGGTAATTGTGCAGTAAAAACTTTTGAAAATTGGCAACACTTGCCTGATTTATTACCAAAATTATTAAATAACTATACATCTGAAATGCACCAAATTGTTTGTTGGTGGATCAAATATAAAAGAGATTTATTTATTGAGTTAATGAGGCAAGTAAATGCATAAAAGAGATATAACAATTGTCATGGCTACCTCTGTAATTCCAGATCACCCAAGCACAAAAATGATAGATCAGACAATTAGTGATATTCGTGTTCACTTTCCAGATAACGAAATTATTATGCAAATAGATGGTCTCAGAGAAGAACAACAAGATCGTAAAAAAGATTACGATGAATATAAAAACCGCATTTTGTGGAAATGTTTGCATGAAGATAAAAATATTTTACCTTTTGTATTTAAAGAACACAGCCATCAAACTAACATGATGCGTAAAACAATTAATGAAATTAAAACTCCATTGCTTCTTTATGTTGAAGGCGATGCTCCATTAACTCCAGATATTCCAATAGACTGGGATAAATGTTTAGATATGTTTGAATATAATAAAGCAAACACTATCCGTTTTCATTTTGAATCAAAAATACCAAAAGAGCATGAACACCTTATGTTTGGTTTAGAAGATGGATTTATGAAAACTATTCAGTGGAGTCAACGACCACATATAAGTAGAAAAAAATACTACAAAGACATTGTTCTTCCAAGATGCAAAGATAAATTTTTTATAGAAGATACATTTCACGGAGCAGTTCAAGATGATATACTTCCATATAAAATATTTAATCAAGAGGGTTGGGACATGCATAAACTTTGGATTTATCATCCTGAAGGTAGTATTAAACGTTCTTATCATTTAGATGGTCGTCAGGGTACCCGCAAATTTACAGTAGATGATGAAACTTGGGGATATAAAGAATGAGATTAGGAATTATTGCACGGTCTGATAATACTGGTCTTGGTAATCAAACTAGAGAATTAGTAAATATGCTTAATCCAGATAAAATTCTTTTAATTGATTCAACACCTTTTAATAAAAACATACAACATCCAGAGTGGTACGAAAAGTATAGTTGTATTAAGAGCAGTGGTTTTCCATCATTACAACATATAAAATTATTTTTAAAAGATATAGATGTTGTGTTAAGTTGTGAAACATTTTATGATCAAAACTTTATAAGGTATGCAAATAAGTATAATGTTAAAACGATTCTTCAATATAATTACGAATTATTTGGACATTTGTCAAACCCTAACCTACCACTTCCAACAGTACTTTTATCCCCAAGCATGTGGCAAATTGAACACATTAAAAAAATGTTTGGTAGCAAAACAAAAGTTATTCATCTTCCACCACCAACAAATGAAGAATTATTTAGTAAGATAAAAGAAAATAACCTATCTAAATCACATAACAGAATATTGCATATTGCTGGTAAAAAAGCAGCAAAAGACAGAAATGGTACTGAAACTGTTATTGATATGCTTAAACACTCTAAAGCAGATTATGAGTTAGTGGTTAGAAGCCAAAGCGAAATAGAAACAAACATTAAAGATTCCAGGCTTAGGGTTGAAATTGGTAATCCAGACAATAGGGAAAGCATGTATGATGGATTTGATGCTATGGTACTTCCTAGACGCTATGCTGGTCTTTGTTTACCTATGAATGAGGCTCTTATGAGTGCCCTGCCAGTTTTTATGACAGATATATCTCCCAATAATTTTATTTTACCGCCAGAATGGTTGGTTAAAAGTGATTCAATAGGAACGATCAGAACTAAGATTAGGCTTGAATTATTTGAAGCAGATCCAAAGGCTTTAGCAAAAACAATTGATAATTACGTCAATGTTAAAGATAAAACTTCTTATAAAGAGCAAGCATATAATATTGGCATTTCAAACTTTTCTCCAGTTATTTTAAAAGAAAAATATTTAGAACTTATCTCTCAAATTTAGTTTTTTGTTTAAACTGAATCTTAAGTATATTATTCCAAATAATATCAAAAGAACTATCTGCACTAGATAAATATGTATGATTATCTATATCTAAATTATAAGACTTAAAGACTAATGGACCTCTAGTATAAACCTTAACATCTTGCATCTCTGATCCACCAACTTTAAATATATTTCCATACATGGATCTCCATAAAAACTGGTCATTCTTATCTAATACTTCTTGCAATTTTTGTTTTTCCATAACCATAGGTACGTGTAGTTCATAGTCTAGGGGGTCATCAATTCCAATGGCTTTTAGTCTTTTATATGTAGCACTAAGTTTTCTAGTATAGTTAGAATTACCATTTAGTTTTTGATATAAGTTTATTTTATCTAATAAATACCCGCCATGAAAAGTGTCTATGTTATCTATTTTTTTAATAATATAGAAGTCGTCATTCATTAAAACAAATTCATTAGATATTTGTGGTGAGGAACAAATCATTTTTAAATTCTCTACAGCATTTTTATATTTAGTATGTATCTGATGAACTTCAATATAGTTTCCTACGTACCAGTCAGGCTTACCACCAACAACCCATATATTTGAGTCTGGAAAACTTTCAACGACAGATCTAATAGAATACTTTAATTCTTCGTTAACGCCTTCTTTGCAAATATATACAAAGTCCATATTCTCCCCATTATAAAAAGATAAAGAGGGCAAGTTTTAAATTTGCCCCCTCTATCAAAATAAACTACTTCTTTTTAGCAGCAGCCTTCTTTTTTGCTGGAGCCTTCTTAGCAGGCACAATCTTGCTAAGTGCATCTGAAACAGCACCAGTGTCTGGTAGTACGCCAAACGCTTTATCATTAGGATTAAGCGCTCTCAATGCAACGGGCGCTAGAGCAGCAACTAGTGCAGCCCATAGATCTTTTGGATCTGTTACGCCAGCCATATAAAGTGCAATTACTGAACCAAGGACGGATCGTCCATATGATGCAAGCATTGCCTTTGTTTTATCATTTAGTAAGTTATTCATTATTCCTCCTAGGATATAATTTGTGTTAATGTTGTAAAGCCAATCCATAAACCAATTATTCCTGCGACTCCCGCAAAAACTGGTGGTGCTGGTACTGGCAATTTGAATGCTGCGAACACGACACCGCATCCAAAACCTGTTAGTGTAGATAGTAAAACATCTTTCATATTATTTCTCTCCCACAGTTGGTGGCAATAATGATAAAAGTTTGTCGGAGTAGTCATTGAGACCCCTGTTTTTAAGTTCCTCTGATACTTCTTTAATAGTTTTTTGTGACATTTCAATATACTCAAAAGCCCAATCTCTTGAATCAGAAAGAAATTTAATAAAATTTTCTTTGTGTACTGAATCATCTGAAACTCCAGCATCGTTCTTTATTCTATTTGTTAATTCTTCAAGCGCTGCATTTTTTATAAGAAGGTCAGCCATTAAAATATTAGATTTTTTAAGTCTGTCAAGGGTAGCCC